GTGTGTTGTCTCTCAAGTGTCAATTTAGAATATTTTGATGATTGGAGTCAACACCCAATGTTTATACCTGACTTAATAAGAATGTTAGACAATGTTATAACAGACTTTATCGAAAAGGCTCCCGAACAATTGCACAAAGCTGTCTTTAGTGCAAAAAGAGAACGAAGTTTAGGACTAGGCGCAATGGGGTTTCATGCTTACTTACAGAAGAACAATATACCCTTTGAAAGTGCACAAGCAACAGGCGCAAACTTAAAGATGTTTTCTTATATAAAAGAGAAGGCAGAAGGAGAAACTAAGCAATTAGCGGTCGAAAGAGGGGCGTGTCCAGATGATGACACTTGTACAGTTAGAAACGCACATCTACTGGCTATAGCCCCCAACGCTAGTTCTAGTATTATATGTGGTAACACAAGCCCTAGCATAGAACCTTTCCGTGCTAATGCTTTCACACAGAAAACAAAGTCTGGAAGTAATCTTCTAAAAAATAAATTTTTGGAAAAAACTTTAGAAAGTTACGACAAGAATGATGATGAGACTTGGAGAACTATAGTAACACAAAAAGGAAGTGTTCAACATTTAGAGTTTTTATCTGATTGGGAAAAGAATGTATTTAAGACTGCTGTTGAATTAAACCAGTCTTGGATAATAGATCACGCTGCCCATAGACAAGAATATATTTGTCAGTCTCAGAGTTTAAATCTATTCTTCCCACCAGATATTGATAAAGGTAGCTTACATAATATACATATGTTAGCTTGGGCGAGAAACTTAAAGACCCTTTATTATTTACGAAGTGAAGCTATATCTCGAGCAGATGTAGTATCTGATCTAGTAAAAAGAGAAATACTCTTTGAACAATCAGATTGTTTAGCGTGTGAGGGTTAGTATGAGTTTACTAGAAGAAAGAACATTTTATAAACCTTTTAAATATCCGTGGGCTTATGAAATGTATAAAACTCAACAGCAAATGCATTGGATGCCTGAGGAAGTTACTTTACAAGATGATGTAAAGGACTATAAAGAAAATCTATCAAAAGATGACAAGAAATTACTAGATAATCTTTTTAGATTTTTTACTCAGGCAGATGTTGATGTAGCTGGAGGATATGCTAATCATTATTTACCTACTTTTAAACAACCTGAAGTAAGAATGATGTTATCTGCTTTTGCAAGTATGGAAGCAGTACATATGGAAGCGTATGCTTTATTAGTAGATACATTAGGTAAAAGTGAAGAATTTTACGAAGAATTTTTAAATATACAAGCTATGGCTGAGAAGCATGAGTATCTAACAAATTTTAATATGGATACTCCTTTTGATATAGCAAAGACTATAGCTGTATATAGTGGATTTACAGAAGGAGTGCAACTATTTGGTAGTTTTGCAATCCTTCTCAATTATCCCCGACATAACCTGATGAAAGGCATGGGTCAGATAGTGACCTGGAGTATTAGAGATGAATCCCTCCATGTTGAGGGCATGTCTCAACTATTTAAAACTTTCGTCAAAGAAAATCCAGATATATGGAACGACAGCCTGAAATATGAGATATATTGCGCAGCGGAACGCGTCATCGAATTAGAAGATAGATTTATAGATGTTTGTTTTGAAAACGCGAAAATTCCCGATTTGACATCAGAAGATGTTAAAGAATATATCCGCTATATTGGGGGTCGCCGATTATTAGGACTTGGATTAAAAAATATATTTAATTCAAAAGTTAATCCATTACCTTGGATTGACATACAAGTTAATGCAGTTGAGCATACCAACTTTTTTGAAAATCGTGCTACTGAGTATGCTAAAGGTAGTACTAAAGGAAATTGGCAGGACATATTTAAATGAACGAACAACTAGAAGTACCTACTATTACGATAGACGGTAATATTCATGAACTTAGTACTTTAACAGATGAGCAAATGCAATTAGTTCATCATTGCAAAGTAGCAGACTCAGAAATGGCACGTCTGCAAGATTTAATGGCTATTATATCTACAGGTAGGCAACAATATATAAATGAATTAGGAAAACAACTAAATCAAGAACAAGAACAACTAGCAGGCAACTCTTTAGACACTACAGAATGAGAATATTTATAGGATATGAAAGTAGATATCCTCAAGCATATGAAGTCTGTAAAGCGTCAATAGAACGCTGGAATAAAGGGCACGACATTCAACCTATTAAAAAGGACGAAATGATTAAGCTAGGGTATCATAGACCAGCACAAGGCGAATCTACAGAGTTTGCCTTTACTAGATTCTTAGTGCCTTATCTATGTAACTATACAGGCTATGCTCTATTTTGTGATGGAGACTTTTTATGGAGAAGTGACCCGCAAGAAATTTGTAATTGGAAACAAAACCAATATGCAATTCATGTGGTAAAACACCCACAATTAGTAGTAAATGAACATCATAAAATGGACGGGAAAGTAAACAGACCATATGATAAAAAATACTGGTCTAGTTTAATGTATATGGATTGCAGTAAAGCAAAAAATTTAACAATAGAATCAGTTAATCACGCAGATGCAAGTGATTTACATGGTTTTAAATGGCTAAAGAGTGATAATGAAATAGGGGAACTACCCGTTACTTTTAACACGTTAGTAGGTTATTACGATATTAAAGAGCCAAAAGCTGTCCATTTTACAGACGGCGGACCGTGGCTGTTAGGCTATGAAAATGTGGAATACGCAGACGAATGGAAGACAATTTACAACAACTTATAGAAAATAAGAATATTTTACTCGTAGGAAACTCTGTGGAGATTCTTCACTACGACTATGGAAGTGTGATTGAGAGTTATGACGCTATAGTGCGTTTTGGAAGAGGCATGCCTAGTGATAGTAATAGAAACTCAGTAGGATCAAGAACAGATATTTGGGTATCGGGATTTTTGAGAAAAGGAAATAGAAAAAATTTTCCAAACGCAATTCCATTGATTAACCGTTGTAGAATAGATTTAGATAGCGATACGAGTCATCACTTTTTTGATTATGAATATATTGAAATGTTTTCAGATGATGAATTAAAAGAAATTTTTAAAGAATTTGGATATAGAAATAAAAGTAAGCACAGTCCTCGTCCTTCACAAGGATTTATGGCTCTATTATACTTTACGAGAAAAATGATGTATTGGAAAAGCTTAACTATAATTGGATTTGATTTCTTTGCTAAAAAGTTAAACTTTAATGTGGGAGAAGCAAAGCCTTCTAGTTGGCACTTTCCTGTTAATACTATAAGTAAAGTTCCTCATAGTGCTAAAACGGAAAGAGATTTTGCTCTTGATTTACATAGAAATGGGGTTATTAAATGGATTATGCTTTCTGATTTAAAAGAAGAATCAATTAGTGTTGTTTCTACGAGATAGTTTATCCCATCTTACCTAACTGATAACCTGCTTCAACAACCTTTCTAAGATACCTTTTCTGGTTATCTGCTTTATGTAACAGTCTTTCATTCAAATTAGCATTTCTTAAGTTAAGAGGAATCTTATCAATTAACATAGACCATTGGTCAAATGGTACTGCTAGTTGATAAATAGTAGGAAGTTCATGATAAGGACACAGTAGAATAGACCTTGGCATTTCAATAGACCAACTCTTTCTTAACATTAAGTTATAATTAAATGCGTCTTTCGGTCCAACTGCTTCATGTCTTAATAGCTCGTCATCTTTTCCATTAATATATAGTGGAGTATATACATGGTTATTTTTAAGTAGTGCTGAGAAGAAAATTTGATTAACTGCACTTAAAATATATTGGTCTATATCTGCTAGTGCTGGTAGTTTATTTCCTTCCGCATCTTTATATCCATCGTAAGGAACTGGTTTAGCTGTTCCACCCCTAAAGAAAGTATCATTATTACGCATTTTACTAAAAGATTCCCAGTTTAAGAAAAATAACTGGTTATCAAGGTCGTCCTTTTTAGAACGTAGTCCTAATAGATTATAATAAGATTGGAAATGATTATGAGTAATCCACTTATGCTCTCTACAAAGAATAGATAGTTTATTATCAAAGTACTTTTCTGGTGGTAATTGTCCTTCGTCTAAATTAGTTAAGAATAATCTATTTCCACCTGAAATTATTACTCTTTTTCCTAATCCAGGTGACTTATCTTTCCAATGTTCTTTCAACTGCAAAGCTACTCTAGCTTGCATGTGTGCCCTACCCATCTGAGGCATTTGATAAATATTTACCTTATTAAAATTAGCCAAAGCGAAGTCTACAACCCTTTTATCCCATACGGAAGGTCGTATAAATAAATGTAATCTAAAGTTCTCTTTCTTATCTAATAGCGATGCTAAAGTGAACATTCCAAACACTTGCTCGTATATTACTACTAATTCTAATTGTGGTGTCATCTTTTTATCTTATAATCCCAGAAGTTATCAAAATAACGTTCTACTCTTTCTTCGGCATCTTCATCAAAATCAAAAATGATGCCTGATCTTTTACTTGAAAGTAATTTCTGAAGTGCAACTTTAGAAGTTTGATGCTTCTGATTTGCAGTTGCTGTGTAAATACTTTCGTATGTTAAATGGCTCTTCTCTCTCGATACTTTTGGAGTAGAGATAAGCCTTAATCCCTTATCTAAAAGAAGTGCTATTAATCCAGTTTCACTATTAGGTGAACAAGCCACTTCTTTACACTTTAATAATAAATTCATTCCACTTTCTTTTTTATCTAACACATTCTCCTTTCCGTATTCTTTCTTTAACTTTGCTACGTAAAGGTGTGTAGTTATAGGGTGTGGTTTTATTACATAACCTTCTCTTACACATCGTGTTACCCTACCCCAATCAATAACTTTTTCATTAGGTCCATTCTTAGTTAATAGATTAGTACCGGGTGGAAATATTATTTTCTCATAATAACTATCGTTATCTTTTAGTAAATATTTATCTCTAAAATTATTTATTATTTTATCAAGTCGTTCTTCGTCTATTTTTATGTCTGAATCAACGATTGATTTAAATAATTTATCATTAATTTTTACAGAGTTTACTTTAAATAAAATTCCATTTCCCATAAAGTCTGTATATAACCAAGACCTTACAGTCATTACTTCATTAGTATTAAACCATAAGTCATATTCAAGATCCAATCCTCTATAACTCTTTGGTAGTACTCTTTCTCTAAAAGATTTTAATTCATCTAATTGAGCTTTAGGACGCATACTGCTACCCGATTTCATATAATGGGTAGGTACATCTCCTACTTGTTCATTAATAGAAAGAGGTGGTAAAGGATTTTTTAGTCTGCCTCTAACTGGCTTTTGTTTTGCCATCTCTTATCTCTTTCTTTAATTTAAAGATTTCAAGTTCCATCATTTTTAGCCTTTCTTCCGTCTCTCCTAGAGTATCGAACATGGCGGCTAACATGCTTTCCATTTTGTTATTTACATAGTTAACATCTATCTTTGTTTTGTCCTTCGCCATTATGCATTAGTCCACGTTGAGCCGTCCCAATAGGACAATCCGTAATCTGTGGAGCTTGCGACTTCAGTATCAAATATGGTACCTGCTGAGCTGGCGGTTATTCTTTCAAACAGCGAGGTTGTAGTCGCTGTTGCTATTGTTGTTAAGTGTGTTGTTGATATAGTTGTATCTGTTGCTTTTGTAGTATCATAAGTAGTAGAAGTGGCTTTATCTGTAGCCGTTGTTTTACTAGTTTCTGTACTCTTAGTTGTAGCTGTAGCTCTACTTGTTATAGTTCCTTCAGTAGTAGCCCAGGTTGTAGTTGTATCTCTTGTTGTATCTGTAGCAAATGTAGTAGTTGTATCAAACGTTGTTGTAGTTGATTTACTTGTTGCAGTACTTGTGCTAGTTTCATATGTGGTAGTAGTACTTCTACTAGTTGAAGTAGCATGAGAACTTGTTCTAGAAGTTCCATATGAAGTATCATAACTTGTGCTTCTTGAAGTATTTGTACTCCAAGTTGTTGTATCTTGATACGCAGTTGTTGTACTTCTTGATGTATTTGTATTATTACTATCAGTAGTATTATCTACATACGCAGTACTTGTAGTTCGTGCCGTATTTGTAACATTAGTTCCAGAAGTGTTATCTACATAAGCTGTACTAGTAGTTCGTGCTGTATTCGTATTATTAGTTCCAGAAGTATTGTCTGCATAAGCTGTACTAGTAGTTCGTGCTGTATTAGTATTATTAGTTCCTGCTGTACTATCTACATAAGCTGTAGTTGTACTTCTCGATGTATTTGTGTTGTTAGTTCCAGAAGTATTGTCTGAGTACGCAGTAGTTGTTGATTTACTTGTATTAGTATTCCAAGATGTATTAGTACTATTTGTTCCTGAAGTAGAACGAGATGTAGAATTGGTTCCTGAAGTGGAATTAGTTCCACTAGTTCCTGTAGCCCTACTTGTATTTGTTCCCCAAGCAGTATTTGTGCTTCTACTTGTGTTCCAACCAGTATTTGTACTTCTAGATGTTCCCCAAGAAGTATTTGTGCTATTCGTTCCACTAGTACCATTTGTTCCACTAGTATTTCTACTTGTATTCCAAGATGTATTAGTATTCCAAGAAGTACTCTTTGTAGTTTCGTTTCCTGTAGCGTGAGTGAAGTAGTTTCCTTCACCCATATCTTCTACAGTTTGCCATGTAGTAGTATATGTCGTATTTTGACTTGTGCTATTTGTTCCACTAGTTCCGTAAGAAGTACTCCAAGACGTATTAGTATTCCAGGACGTATTCGTGTTATTAGTTCCTGAAGTATTATAAGCTGTATTATTAGTTCCTGAAGTTCCGTAAGTTGTATTATTAGTTCCAGCAGTATTATCTGTATATGCAGTAGTTGTATTCCAAGAGGTATTAGTATTCCAACTAGTATTAGTATTATATGTGGTAGTCCATGAAGTATTAGTATTATTAGTATCTGCCGTACTATCTACATAAGCAGTAGTTGTTGATTTACTTGTATTAGTACTCCAACTAGTATTAGTAGAATCTACATAAGCGGTGGTAGTAGCTTTTGATGTATTAGTATTCCAACTAGTATTTGTGCTATCTACATAAGCTGTACTTGTATCTCTTGCAGTATTAGTACTCCAACTAGTATTAGTAGAATCTACATAAGCCGTACTTGTATCTCTTGCAGTATTAGTACTCCAAGTAGTAGAAGTGCTATCTACATAAGCTGTAGTTGTACTCCTAGAAGTATTAGTAGTTTGGGAAGTATTATTTGTAAATCCAGTATTTCTACTTGTAGTTATAGTAGTATCATAACTTGTTGTATAAGTTGTGGTAGTATCATACGTTGTAGTTGTACTCTTACTTGTATTATAAGTAGTTGTAGTATTAAACGTAGTAGTTGTACTAGGGGCTGTTGCTGTTGTTCTAGTAGTATCTGTATTAAATGTAGTAGTTGTAGTTTGACTAGTATCGAATGTAGTAGTCGTAGTATACGTTGTAGTTGTATTATACGTAGTTACTGTATTATATGCAGTAGTAGTGGTTTTTGCTGTATCAGTAGATTTTGAGGTTTCATATGCAGTTGTTGTATTATAGGCAGTTTCATGAGTACCTGAAGCATAAGTTGTTTGAGTATTTGTAGATCTTGTTGTGGTATGAATTGCCGAGAACGGCCCTTCTAAACTACCACCGTCATTTACATAAACTTCATTGACACGACGCACAGTACCACTATCGTTGATAGCGATAAAGCGTAATTGTCGGAGTGTCCCGCTATCGTTTACATAAATTGCCATTTAGACTCCTATGAAGAATAAACGTACCAAACGTGCCCGCTAGATGTTGCTCCCACTCCCGATGGTGCAGATGTAGTGATAGTATAAGGTAGCCTTCCAGCAGCCATTGTGCCACTTGAAATTTTACCTGCAGCGATATCTAAGTTATTTACTGCTCTAGCAGAAGTGATAACTTCTGTACCATCTACACTAAGTCCTGCATCTTCTATATTAAACTGTAATTTTGTTCCCATTATTATGCCTCTATTGTAGTCCTTATAAATTTATAAGCCATTGTGTCGCCTGAAGCAGGTGTAACTCTTAATCTTACACTTCCAGAGTTTATATCTGCGTCAAAGGCTGCCTGCGCTCCATTATCAAAAATGGACGCGTATTGTGTTAAATAAACTGTTGTTCCGTCATGGAATAATACGATTTCCAATGCTTGATAATCACTATCCGTTGAATTAGTAATCTGTATTAGATATTTAGCAACTCTGAATGTTGCTGCGGTAAAGGTATCTAAGTTAAATACACTTGTGCTAGAACTTGTACCCGTTCCTACGTCCATACCTGCTACTTCATCAATATGGAATTTTTGTGGTGGCGCACTATCTTGAATACCAAGTGTGCTTGTTCCATTAACAACACCACTAAATGTAACTGCTCCAGTCATAGTTTGTCCGCTAAGAGCATCAGATTTAAGTTCGCTTGAACTTACAGCGTTAGCTGCTATCTGAGTAGCTGTTACAGCATTACCCGCTATTTCTGAAGAATCTACTGCATTTTCTGCTATCAATGCTGATGTTATACTATTATTAGCCAAGTCTGCCGCAGTTAAAGTACCATTTACAATCTTAGCTCCAGTAATTGCATTATCTGCAATATCTGCTGTTACAATTGTTCCATTTACAATCTTAGCTGAAGTAACACTATTATCTGCTAAATCTGCCGTTACGATTGTTCCGTTAGCAATACTTGCTGAGACAACTGCATTCGCTGCTAGTTTAGCGGCGGTTACTACGTCATCTGCTAAATGTGCTGTATCTATTGAACCATCTGCATAATGTTCGCTATTAATAGCATCGTCAGCAATATGTTCATTATCTATTGAACCTGCTGCATAGTGTTCGCTATCAATAGTATCATCTGCTATCTTCGCCCCTGTAATTGCATCTCCAGCTATCTTAGCTGTAGTTACTTGAAGGGCTCCTATCTTAGCAGTTTCTACTGCAGAGTCTGCTAAATGAGTTACTGTAATAACATTCTGTGCTATTTCAGAAGCTCCTACTGAGTTAGCTGCTAATAGATCTGCGGTAATTAAACCACTAGATATCATACCAACATTGTTGATTGCATTATCTGCCATCTTATCAGCAGTAATTTGATCATCAGCTATATGTGCTGTGTCTATTGAACCATCTACATAATGTTCGCTATTAATGGAGTCATCTGCAATTTTTGTTCCATCTACTGCGTCAGCGGCTAGCTGTGCAGTATCTACTTGAGCATCATCAATATGTCTAGTAAGAATAGAGTTTTGTGCTATCTTAGCTGATGTAACCTGATTTGCTGCAATCATTGCTGTTTCAACAGCGTTTCCTTGAATTGTTGCAGTTCCTGTTACATTACCTGAACCTGTGAAAGAAGCTGATGTCCAAACGACATCGCCAGTCATTCCAATTGTTCTTCCAGTTGCTAAAGCTGTAGCCGTATCAGCATTACCTGTTACATCGCCGGTAACATCTCCTTCAATATCTGCAACTAAAGTAGCTTTTGCATACCCTGTTCCTGATGTATTAACAGTAGTAGTTGGCTCAGCTTGGTTGTCTTTAAATAACTTCCATTTTCCTGAGTCACCTGCATCTCTGAATAATCCACCATATAAATCTTGTGATCCACTAGTATCATATAAACCGTAGAATCCAATATCAACTGCATCAGACGAGTTGTTCGTTGATGCAAGAGCAAGTAACGGATCTGCGGAAACAATAGTTGTTGAAGATACTGTTGTTTGTGTACCTGAAACTGTTAGGTTGCCTGAGAGTGTTACGTTACCAGAGAACGTTTGCCCCGATAAGGCATC